CCGCAGCCAGCAGCTCGGCGACGCGCACGTCGAGCGCCTGGCCGTTGACGCGCACGTCGCACCAAGCCGTCGAGCGGTCCTCGAAGTGGCCGACGAGGTTCAGCGGCTCGGCGACGATGCGCCGCGCAACCGCGTGCGCGGTGTCGTCGATCGCCTGCGCGAGCTCGTCGGCGTCGTGCATCCGGGCCATCGCGGCGTCACGCGCCGCGTCGACTGCTGCTGAGATTTGGTCCATCACGCGGCCTCCTTCTCGGCCTCCGCGGCCGGCGTCCAGATCGCGGCGTGCGCCTCGATCAGCGAAATCGCGGCGGCGTACTCGCGGCCGTGGTTGCTGTCGCCGTGCGTTTCGACGACGGCGGCGCGGAATTTGTCGAGCGAGCCGAAGAAACACCCGGTACGCACCATGATCCCGGCGTCGGTGATGTAGGAGGCCAGATAGTCGGAGCGCGATCCGATGGGACCGATCATCAGGATCGGCCTGGCGCCGATGAGCTTGTTGTAGCCCAGGTTCGCGCCGCGCAGGTTCGCGCCGCTCAGGTCCGCGCCGCTCAGGTTCGCGCCGCCCAGGTTCGCGTCGCCCAGCTCCGCGTCGCGCAGGTTCGCGCTGCGCAGGTACGCGCCGCCCAGGTCCGCGCCGCCCAGCTCCGCGTCGCGCAGGTTCGCGCCGCCCAGGTACGCGCCGCCCAGGTCCGCGCCGCCCAGGTCCGCGCCGCGCAGGTCCGCGCCGCCCAGGTTCGCGCCGCCCAGGTTCGCGCCGCTCAGGTACGCGCCGCCCAGCTCCGCGCCGTTCAGGTTCGCGCCGCGCAGGTACGCGCCGCTCAGGTCCGCGTCGCGCAGGTCCGCGCCGCGCAGGTACGCGTCGCGCAGGTTCGCGCCGAGCAGGTCCGCGCCGCGCAGGTACGCGTCGCGCAGGTTCGCGCCGAGCAGGTCCGCGCCGCACCTGACAGCACCGACAACCACATCACGCAGCGTCTCGCCGCCGGCCGCGTACAACACCGCACCGGTGTATCGGTGCTTGATCTCCCATCGCTGCATCGCTGCCTCCGCTGCCCCCGGCCGGCGGGCCGTTGTCATGGGGCGATGGAGAGCAGTCTACGTGCAGTAGACCTTAACTGTCAACTGTCCGTAGACAAAATGCCTGCGACTTCGCTCGACCTCGGTCTTCTGTTCGTCATCGTCCATGGTCGGGAGACGGTAGCTCTCGTCCGCATCGACGTGGTCTACCGGCAGTTGACCGTCAAGGTCTACGCACGGTAGACTTTCTGGCATGAGCACCGTACTGACCGAATTGACCGAGCTGCGCGAGTACGCGGAAGCGAACGGCGGGATCACGGCAGTTGCCTCCTCTCTTGGGGTGACGAAGGGCGTGTTCTGGGCGTGGCTCAACCGCGGGCAAGTCCCACCCCAGATGTGCCCGCGCATCGTCTCGATCACGGACGGCGCGGTGCGGCACTGGCACCTGCGCCCGGACGACTGGTACCTGATCTGGCCCGAGCTGATCGGGGTCGACGGGGCGCCGGCTGTGCCGGCTACCGAGCGCGTCGCCTGATGGCTGCGGCGCCGCAGGACGCCCACATGGCCGCAGGCAGCGGTGAGCCTCTCGTGGAGCTTCGCGGCATGGCGCCGCGCCGCGCCGGCTCGTGAGCATCCTCGAGGCGATCAGCTCGTGCCGGCGCCAGGCGCGCAACGACCTGGTCGTGGAGATCCTCAGCGAGTGGGCGGCGGCGCGTGAACATGAGGCGATGCTCTTGCAGCGGGTGCTGCGGGGCAATCCGCCGTCGACGGAACCCGAACGGAACTCGACGCCGTGACACTGCCCGACTGGACCGCGCAGGCCCGCGCGCTGATGCGCCAGGGCTACCTCACCATCCCGATCCGCCCGGGCCACAAGCGCCCCGCGCTGGCGTCGTGGCAGCGCGCCAGGCTGGGGCCGGCCGACCTGCCGCGCTTTGCCGGCCACGGGGTCGGCGTGCTGACGGGGCAGGGCGCGCAGCCGCTGGCCGCGCTCGACGTGGACACCGGCGACGCGGAGCTTGCCGAGGCGTTCGCCTGCTGGTGCCGCGAGCACCTGGGCTTCGCCGGCGAGCGCGTGGGCAACGCGCCGAAGGTGCTGCTGGTGTACCGGGCGGCCTCGGCCGGCTGGGGCAAGGCTGCCTCGGCGTGGTTCACGGACGCCGGGGGCGCTCGCCACCGGCTCGAGGTGCTCGGGCGCGGGCAGCAGTTCGTCGCGTACCACGTGCACCCGGACACCGCCCGGCCGTACGTGTGGACCGACCCGCTCGGGGGGCTGGAAGAGCTCGCGCCCGAGGACCTGGCCGTGTTGACGGCGCAGGGCATCGAGGAGGCGATCGCCGAGTTCGAGCGCCTGGCGCTCGCGGCCGGGTTGCGGCGCGAGGCGGGCAGCAGCGCGCGGTCCGCGGGCGCCACGCAGGACGCCGGCACGGCGGACCCGCTGATGGCCTACGAGCCGCCGGTTGGCCTGGAGCCGCGTCGCGTCGCGCAGTTGCTGCGCTCGATCGACAACGAGGACTACGGCACCTGGATCAAGGTCGGGGCGTCGCTGCACCACGAGTACGAGGGCGGCGTCGCGGGCCTGGACCTGTGGGACGCCTGGAGCGCCTCGGCCACGAGCTACGTCGGTCGCGAGGACCTCGAGCGGCGCTGGGAGTCGTTCGGGCGCTCCGAGCGCACGCCGATCACGGCGCGCTGGCTGCTCAAGGTGGGCCGCGACGCCGAGCGCGAGGCGGCGCTGGCCGCCAAGCGCGCGGACCTCGAGCAGGCGCGCTTGGCGATTGCGGCGTGCGAGGACTCGATCGAGCTGCTCGGGCCCGTGGCGCGCGGCGCCGGCGCCGCGGCCGACGCCGACCTGGCGCTGCGCGCCGAGCTCATCGGCGCCCTGCGGGCCCGGTTCAAGGCGCTCACCGGCACGATGCTGTCGGTGCCCGAGGCGCGCGCGGCGCTGCTGACCGGCTCGCGCGTGGCGCGCGCGGCGCAGGCCGCCAGCGCGGCCCCCTCCGGCGGACGGCGGCGCGACACCGAGATGGGCCTGGCCGAGCGCGTCATCGACGCCTACGGCGAGGGCCTGATGTACGTGGCCGAGACCGACCAGTGGTACCGGTGGTCGGGCGTGTGCTGGCGTCGCGCGCCACAGGTGGAGATCGAGTTCCTGGTCAAGGAGACGATCCGCGCGCTGCCCGCCGAGCAGGCGCAGATCGCCAACGAGCAGGACAAGGCGGCGTTCTTCGAGTTCTGCCGCTCGGCGCAGAAGTACCGGATCGTGCAGGCCGTCATCGGCCTGGCGCACTCCGACCCGCGGGTGGTCGTGCCCTGGTCCGGCCTGGATCGCGAGCGCATGCTGTTCGGCTGCGCCAACGGCGCGATCGACCTGCGCACGGGCGCGCTGCGGGCCCCGAGGCCGGACGACCGGATCACGACGATCACGTCGATCGAATACGACCCGCGCGCCCGCGCACCGCTGTTCGAGCGCACGCTCGACGAGGTGTTCGCCGGCGACGAGGGCCAGGTGCGGTTCTTCCAGCGGGTCGTGGGCTACGCGATGCTCGGCAACCCCTGCGAGGACGTGCTGCCGATCCTGTTCGGCTCGGGCAGCAACGGCAAGAGCACGCTGATGACGATCATCCGCGAGGCGTTCGGCGAGTACGCCACCAGCGCCGCGGCCGAGACGTTCACCAGCCTGGGCGGGGCCAAGGGATCGACGGGCGGGCCACGGCCCGACCTGCTCGAGCTGCGCGGCAAGCGCCTGGTCCACGTGGCCGAGCCCGACGAAGGCGCCGAGCTGCGCGAGGGCCTCATCAAGTCGATGACCGGCGGGGATCCGATCCCGGCCCGAGGGATGTACTCGGGCACGATGGTCGAGGTGGTGCCCACGTGGGTGACCTTCATCCCGACCAACCACCGGCCGATCGTCAAGGGCGACGACTACGGCATCTGGCGCCGGCTGCTGATGGTGCCGTTCACGGTCAACTTCGACGCCGATCCGCGGTTCGTGAAGGACCCGGACCGGCCGGAGAAGCTGCGCGCGGAGCTGCCCGGCGTGCTACGCTGGTGCGTCGAAGGCGCGCTCGCCTACCAGCGCGAGGGCCTGCGGCCGACCGAGAGCGTGGCGCGCGCCCATCGCGAGTACCGGTCCGAGATGGACCTGTTGTCGGGGTGGATCGAGGAGTGCTGCGAGCTCGATGCCGAGGCCCAGGAGACGAACGGCCTGCTGTGGGCCAGCTGGGAGGCGTACGCGAAGGCCCGGGGCGAACTGAGGTTCATCGCGAGCTCAAGGGCGCTCGGGCGGCGGCTGTCGGCCAGGTTCGAGAGCTGGCGCACCAGCGAAACACGCGGCTTCAAGGGGTTGCGGGTCAAGAAGGCGGGGGACTTCTGATGATGCTGAAAGATGCGAATCCGCACAGGATGCGAATCCGCACAGGATGCGAATCCGCACAGGATGCGAATCTGCAAAACCGTGCGGATTTCGACCACTGGCGAGCGCGCATTTCCGTGCGAAGTCGCAAGGAATTGCGCGAACTGCTGAAAAAACGGGCAGGTTCCAGTGACGTTGCGACGTTTTCGACCCCAAATTTCCATAACTTTCCCCCCGCGCGGGGGAGGAGAGTTATCGGTTTTTGGGGGGCAAAACGTCGCAACGTCACAGGCGCAAAAAATTGCGGATTCGCAGCGTGAACGCGCCGGCCGTACACCCGTGGCTGCAGCCGCCGAGCCGAGCCGCTTTGTCGATCTCGCGCACCGCGTGGACCCGGGCTCTGTACCCGCAACACAAGGGGCGGCTGCTCGCGTCTGCGGGCTCAGCTGAGCTGACGCGAGACGACCTTAGAGCGATCAACCGGTCGGCCTGGGCGGGCGCGTACGAGGAAGCGGGGTCCCGCTGCCTGGAGGGCATGCCGGCATGACCGCATCCGCCAGCAGCACCCTCTCGATGGCCGTCGCCGCGGGCGTCATCACCCCCGAGCAGTCGCTGGCCATCCTTGGCGCGATCGTCGATCACGGGGGCGCCACCGAGCTGCGCCTGCACGACCTGGCCGATGACGAACGCGAGGCGCTGGACCGGTTGGTCGTGTGGATGGAGCGAGGCCGTGAATGATCCTGTACGACCTGCCCGCCGACCTGGTCGGCACGGACGACCGACTGGACAACTGGGGCCGGTGGGCGCGCGACCTGAACCGGCGTCCGGGCTACGCGCGCTCGGTCGAGAGCCGCTACCGCCGCCCGGCGGCCGAGGACGACCCGAGGCGCCGCCCGACGATGCCGATCGACGCGATCGACGCGCAGTTCGTCGGGCGCGCACTGGCGCCGGTCGCCGGCATGCCGTGGCGCGAGGCGCGGCTGCTGCAGGCGCACTACGTGTACCAGGCCGACTACCACACGACCTGCAGGCGGCTGGCGCTCGCCTGGTCGCGCTACCGCGAAGAGGTGATCCGCGCCCTGTGGATGGCGCGCAACCGGATCGCGCAACGCGAGACCCTTGGACACGGACCGAAGACCGATGCATAATCCCGCCGTCACCACCGATTACCGCGAAAGCGAGGCTGGGCTGCCGTACGGCAGGCCCAGTCGTCTCCCGAGCCCGCCGGCACCCGCCCGCGGGCTCTTTGCATTGCAGGCCCGAGCATGACGCCCCAGCAGGAGCGATTCGCGCAGGAGGTCGCGAGCGGCAAGAGCCAGTCCGAGGCGCACCGGATCGCGTACCCGAAGTCCGCGAAGTGGAAACCGTCGGCGCTCTGGAGCAGCGCTTCGGCATTGCTGGCCAAACGTGAGGTTTCGGCAAGGGTCGATGCGATCCGCGCCGAGCTCGCCGAACGGGCCATATGGAGCCGCGAGCAGTCGGTCAAGGTGCTGTCCGAGGTGGCCGCATCCGGCGAGAAGGATGCGGACCGCGTGCGCGCCGTGGCCGAGCTCAACAAGATGCACGGCTTCGAAGCCCCGCAGCGCATCGAGCATTCGGGCGGCATGTCGGTGAGCCTGGTGGTGCGCGGGATTCGGCCGAATGGCGGTTGAGCTGCTGTGCGACGTACCTGACGTGCTGCTGCCCTTCATGGGGCCGCGGCGCTACAAGGTGGCCTACGGCGGGCGCGGTTCTGGCAAGTCCTGGTCGATCGCCCGCATGCTGATCGCGCGGGCCGCCACCGAGCCGATCCGCGTGCTGTGCGCCCGCGAGACGCAGAAGTCGATCCAGGAGTCGGTCCACCGGCTTCTGAAGGACCAGATCGAGGCGCTCGGGCTCGGCGCGCACTTCGAGGTGCAGGAGACCCGGATCCTCGGGCGCATCGGCTCGGACTTCGCGTTCGCCGGCATCCGCCAGCAGGGCGTGGCCAACCTGAAGTCGTTCGAGGGGGTCGACGTGTGCTGGGTCGAGGAGGCCCAGGTCGTCACGAAGCGCAGCTGGGACGTGCTGATCCCGACGATCCGCAAGCCGGGCAGCGAGATCTGGATCTCGTTCAACCCCGAGCTGGACACGGACGAGACGTTCACGCGGTTCGTGCTGAACCCGCCGGCGGACTCGCTGGTCGTCGCCTGCAACTGGTCGGACAACCCGTGGTTCCCGCCCGAGCTGGAGCGCGAGCGCCAGGACTGGCTCAAGCGCGATCCCGAGGGCTACAAGACGGTCTGGGATGGCCAGTGCCGGGCCGCAGTCGAGGGCGCGATCTACGCGGCAGAGATCATGCGCCTGCAGTCCGAGGGGCGGCTGTGCAACGCGCCCGTAGATCCGCTGCTGAAGGTGCACACGGTCTGGGACCTGGGGTGGAACGACTCGATGTCGATCCTGATGGCCCAGCGTTCGCCCAGCGGCGAGGTGCGCGTCGTCGACTACATCGAGGACAGCCACCGCACGCTCGACAGCTATGTGGCCGAGCTGGCGACGCGCCCGTGGCGCTGGGGCGTGGACTTCATCCCGCACGACGGGCGCAGCAAGGATTTCAAGTCCGGCAAGAGCACCGAGGAGATCCTCCAGGCGCTCGGGCGCACGGTCACTGTGCTGGGGCGCGACGACGTGGAGGAGGGTATCCGGCAGGCGCGGATGATGTTTCCGCGCTGCTGGGTGGACCGCAAGGCGACCCCACTCATCAACCGGTTGAAGCGCTACCGCCGGGCGCAGAACGCCACCACCGGCGAGTACGGCGCCCCGCTGCACGACGAGAACAGCCACGGCGCGGACGCCTGGCGCTACCTGGCGATGGCCGAGCCGCAGATGCACAACGACGACTGGGGAGGGGCGTTGAAGTACCCCCGCCTCGGCGTCGCATAGGACACCCGAGAGATGCCGCAGAAGATCACGGACGCCGAGCTGATGGCCCGCGTCGAGCAGGAGCTACGCTCGGCGCAGGACTACATCGGCGGCAAGCTGTCTGCGCAGCGTCAGAAGGCATTGCGCTACTACCTGGCGCAGCCCGAGGGCGACCTGGCGCCGCCCGAGGTCGAGGGTCGTTCGTCGTTCGTGTCCGCCGACGTGGCCGATACCGTCGAGTGGATGCTGCCGTCGCTGTTGCGCATCTTCACGGCGAGCGATCGGGTCGTGCAGCTGTCGCCGCGCAAGCCCGGCATGGAGCAGACGGCAGAGGACGCCACCGACTACCTGAACTGGATTTTCGGCACGCAGAACGACGGCTTCAAGTCGCTCTACACGATGTTCAAGGATGCGCTGATCTCGAAGGTCGGCGTGCTGAAGGTCTGGTGGGACGACCGCCTGGACGAGGCGCGGGAGGAGTACCACGGTCTCTCCGACGCCGAGCTCACGCAGCTGCTCGATGACGAGGAGGTCGAGCCGATCGAGCACTCGGCCAGGCCGGACGAGAAGTCGGAAAAGCAGCGTCAACAGGCGCTGGAGCAGCTCGGGCAGCAGCTGGTGCAGGCGCAGATGGCCTCGCAGCAGGGCGACCAGCAGGCCGCGCAGGCGGCGGTGCAGCTGAACCAGCAGATCGCGCAGATTCGCGGCGCGCCGCCGGTGATGGTGCACGACGTGACATGCAAGCGCGTGCGCCGCGCCGCGCAGGTGCGCATCGAGCCGGTGCCGCCCGAGGAGTTCTTCATCTCGCGCGCCGCCAAGCGCATCGCGGACGCGCCTTTCGTGGCGCACGTCGTCGAGCGCAGCATCTCGGACCTGCGCGCGCAGGGCTTCGACATCGAGGACGCCGAGATGCCGTCCGACGAGTCGGGCATGATCGGCAAGAGCGCCGAGCGCGTGCAGCGCTGGAACTACGACGACTCCACCGCGCCGTTCCCGAACATGATGGAGCCGCCCTCCGACCCGTCGATGCGCCGGGTCTGGGTGGTCGAGGCGTACCTGCGCGCAGACGTCAACGGCGACGGGATCGCCGAGTGGCGCCGCGTGCTCAAGGTCGGTCGCCGGCTGCTCGAGAACACCGAGTGCGACGGCCCGCCCTTCGTGGCCGTGACGCCTGTGCCGCTGCCGCATCGCTTCTTCGGCCAGTCGGTGGCCGACCTGGCGATGGAGACGCAGAAGCACAAGACCGCGATGATCCGCGCGATCCAGGACAACCTGTACCTGCAGGTCAACGGCCGCTACTTCGCGGTCGAAGGTCAGGTCAACCTGGATGACCTGCTCACGAGCCGCCCGGGCGGCGTGGTGAGGGTCAAGCAGCCGGGCGCCGTCGGCGCGCTGCAGCAGGGCATCGCCGACATGGCCGACACGTACCAGCTGCTCGAGTACATGGAGGTCCAGAAGGAGAACCGCACCGGCTTCACGCGGTACTCGCAGGGCGCCGACTCGCAGTCGCTGAACAAGACGGCCACCGGCATCGGGATCATCACGAACCGTTCGGACATGCGCACCGAGCTGGTGGCCCGCGTGTTCGCCGAGACCGGGGTGCGCGACCTGTTCGTGCGGATCCTGCAGCTGGTGTGCCAGTACCAGGA